CCGACAAACGATAGACGTTGCCGCCGATGTCGTTTTCCAAGGCCACAGCCAAACGCTTGCTGTAACGGCACGCGCGGGACTTGCCATCACCGGAGCCCTCGATGTTTTGAGGGCAGGTAGCGCATGTCTTGCCTTGTGGGTTTGGCACTTCCTCATTGGGCACCACACCTTCAGCAGACCAGCAGGCGGGTTTGATGTCCTTGCCTTCTTCGTACTTGTCAGCGTAGAACGTGCGGGACACGCCCTTGCCAGCAGAGATCACAATCACATTCATCGAACGGTCTTCGTTCTTAGCGACTTCCTCACCGCCTACCACCATGCGCCATACGCCGCCCTTGATGGAAATTTGTTTACCGCCGGACGAGCCAGCAATATCTTTGGTGGTTGCGTCAGATGCCTCACGCAGGTAGTCAGGGATAACGGAGCCGGATTTGAAGAGTGTCATGTTACTCATTTTGATTTCCTTGGTTGATTAACGAGCGCGGGTCACGGTGATTGCATACCGCGAGTCCACATTCATGCCTTTCGGCAGTTTGTCAGGGTTCTCCTGCAAGAATTCCTTGAGGGTAGTCTGACTTACGCGACGCTCCAGAAGTTCTGGCATATCGTGTTCTTTGATGAACTGGTACATGCTCTCCCAATCGGAAGTCCAGTACCTAGTTTTGACGGACCGTCGGAACGACCCGTACTCTGTTTTACCGCCGTCTTGGCCTGTGGCTTTGCACAGTTCCAGCAGCTCGGTCTCAATGACGTCCAATTGCTGGTCAAGTACAGCAATGGCGGCTTCCATCTCTTTTGTTTTGGCGGCTTTCGCGTCACGAATCTTGACGTATACCTTTACCAATTTGTGTGCGTCTGTCATGCGGATTTCCTTTGATTTATTTTGAACTATTAGAAATTATACATTGTCAAATGTTGGTGTCAATAATTTATTCAGCAATCTCCTGTTTGTACATGTCAACAAGGGCCTGATGCAAATCAATCTTTCCTTGCAGCAGGGCGTACATTCTGCGCTCCACCGGACTGCCTTGCAAGTGGGTAATGGTCACGCAGTTCTTCTGGCCCGCGCGGTGTGCGCGGGAGTTGGCTTGGATGTAGATTTCTGTGGAGCTTACTGGACCCCACCAGACAACTTGGTTGGCTCGGGTTAGGGTAATCCCGTGTGCTGTAGCTTGCGGCACCATGATAAGCACGCGCGGGTCGTCTTCCGTTTGGAACTCCTTGATGATCTCTGCCCGCTTGTTGGCTGCCACACCGCCGTGGATGGTGGCCGTGGTGTACCCCGCCTTGATTACACGGTCGTTAAGCATTTCCAGCGTGTGCCGGTACGGCACAAACACCAACACTTTTTCATTGGTGCCAGCAATCACGTCGAGCAGTTCAGACACTCGGTTGTCTACGTCGAACTCAACCACGTCCCGGTCGTCGGTGTACACCGCCCCTTGCGAGATTTGCAGTAGTTTGTTGAGCATGGACGCAGCATTGACTGCCGTGACTTCTGCGCCTGCGGCGATGACTGCCATTTGTTTTTTGATTGCGTCATAGTACTTGCTTTGCTGCGGCGTCAGTGGCACTTCACGAGTGGCGTACAACATGTCCGGCAGGTCAAGGCACTCCGCTTTGGTAAAGCGTATCGCAGGCTGCAACACTTGATGCACGATTGCTTGCGCATCTTGGCGCGGTATCCAGCGGTACTGCGACATCTTAATCATCACGCGGTCACGGAACGAGCCGAAGAAGCGCGGTACTGCATCGGGGTTCACCAGCTTGGCCAGCCCGTATGCGTCAAGGGGCGACTGTGAGGCCGGTGTGCCCGTCATCATCCACAGGCGAGTGTCGGCTCTGATGAGCCCCGCAAGGCACTTCCAGCGTTCGGTCTGAACACTCTTGATGGCGTTGGCCTCATCCACAATCACAAGGTCAAACCCGCCAGCCATAAGCTCCGGGGTGACGACTTTCACGCCGTCAAAGTTGATGATGACGAACTCGTAATTCTTGGCGATCACGGCCTGCCGCTGTGTGCGCGAGCCCTGCGCGATGGCCACTGTGCGGTGCATCACCGTCTTGAACAAGTCCGAGCGCCATGCGGTTTCCATGATGGATACCGGGCAAACGATCAGCACCCGCTTGACCTTGCCTTGAGTCATTAGGTAGTCGGCAGCCCACGCAGCAGCACTGGTCTTGCCTGTGCCTGCTTCATTAAACACGAAGCAACGGTGGTTGAGGGTGAGGAATTCGGCAGTGGTGCGCTGGTGGTTGAATGGGGTGAACATGCCGGGCCACTTGTACCGGCCCCCGATGGGGCTTGGCACGTCCTTGATGCCCATGTTGCGCAGGAGTTGCACTTCGTCAAAACCCCAGTTGACCAGTACTTGGTCTACGTCACCGTTGCTGGCAACGACCTTGCTCTTGGGGATGATGGCAGTGATTTGATTGGCTTTGCGTGTGTTGAAAAGCAGCGCCCTGCTGTCTACGATTTGCATGATGATTGATGGTTGAATTAAAGAAGGGACGGAAAAAGTGGCCCGGTAGCAGAACTACCGGGCCAAGATCAAAGGAAAACCTGCATGAAACGTCGGACCCTCATCCGACAGCGAAATCGTAACTTATTTTTTGCGTTCGCGCTTGGAAATTTGCGATTTCATCGCACCATTTTTCGTGCGGGCAAAGCTGGTGTTCTCCGACTGCGGGGAAGCCCGTAGGTTGCTGAGTTTAGATGTGCCGCCTTTGGACATGGCCTTCTTGTGGTCCACGTCCACAGTTGACGGCAGGTCGCCGTTGGCCTTCTCATAGGCACGTCGCGCTTTGTGGCGCTCGGATTGCGCCTTGAGCTGGGCGGGCGTGCCCTGATAATTTTTGTATTCCAAACTGTAATTTCTTGGTTTTTTATCAGCCATTTTGTTTCCTTGTTCCGAGTTCTTGAGGGGTCTTGCCCCACAGTTCTTTAGCCCACCCAGCCTTTATGCGGAGCCTTAGCGTGGAGTATTTGATGCCGAGTTCGGATGCTAATTCGGGGAGCGTCCTGCCGTCAATAAGAGGCACGTTTCGGCGGTGCTTTGCCTGTGTGGCTTTAAGGGTCCACCGGCAATTGCCGGGCTCGTAGTTGCCATCGGGGTCAATACGATCAATCGAACCAGCTTTCCCATGCGGGCACGCCCCCATGTCTGCGAAGAAAGTCTCAAATGACTGCCACGCGGGGATGACAGAAATCCCGCGCCCCCCATACAGGGCGTAATGCGGATGCTTCGGGTACTGACAACGTTTCTTCATTGCAGCCCACACGCCGAACTCAAAGTTGCGCGTCATCCCGTGCGTTACATTGTGACTGCGCGGGGCGCATTTTACGCACCCCGATTTTCCGGCTGCCAGAACTGACTTCCGTACCATGCTGCGAGTGCCACAGGCACAAACGCACGAGTAATACCGTTCGTTGCCGCGCAAATCCGAGCCCGCGTCCACGGTCCATCGCCCATAGGTCTGGCCGATTACGATTTGTACTCGCATGCTTCCTCCGACAACGGGCAAAATTTACACAACGCGCTAGGGCGGGGATTCCACACCCCCACGTCCACGGCCTTCTCGATAGCCCCGGCTCTGCCTGCCCATTTGGACAGAATCTCGGGGAGCTGGGCACGAGTGTACTCAGACTTGATGATGTCGCCAACCACCACGAACAGCAAGACGCCTTTGACGGTCTCCACGTTCGGATGGTGCAGCATAACCATCGCAGCCATCAATTCAAGCTGCGCGGGGTCGGCGTACCGGCTGGACTTGCCGGTCTTGTAGTCGGCTACACGGGCTGTCTTTCCTGACTTGCTGATGGCAAGGTAGTCCGGTATGCCCCGGAACCATACGTCTGGGTCAAAAAAGCCACACGGGCTAAAGTTAGCTCGGATCGCCATACGCTCCTCGCACCGGACGTCGCCGTCATGGGCGGCAAGAGGCTCGACGAAGTTTTTAAACTGGGCGAATTGTTCGGGCAGCGGAGTGCCGTCCTTGATAAAGTCCTCAAAGGCTTTGTGTACTGCTGTTCCATAAAGAGTTGCTGAAGTGTCCTGTGACTTAAATTTTTTGAGAATACGAACTTCGTGATACCGGCGGGAGCATCCTTCAAAATCTTTGACGGACGAATAGGAATGAGCAAGTGCCATAGGAAATAACCGGAGGTTTGTTTGGACCCCCAGTTTACCAGTCAACAGTCGCCGTAGGAAGCGCCCATGCCGGATTCGCAAGCCAAGGGTAATCCCGTAGCCCACTTGGGGTTCCAGCTCATGCACTCCTCCAGATAGGCTTGGGCTTCAGCGGCTTCTTCCTTCTTGGCAATGATCGCCACGGCATCATGCACCGTCAGCACCACCTTGTACCGCTTGGCCACACGCAGCATCTGCTCGGCCACCACCTGTCGGGCCACTGCTTGGCAGATATTTTCTACCACCTTACCGCCGTAGATGCGCACAGGCAGCCCCTTGGATGTGTACACCATCTCCCACTTTTTGGTGTCGGCGTTCATCACCGACCGCAAGCCCGGATACTGAATGTGCAGCCCGCTTGGCAGCGTCAGCCCCATGTTGGGCACGACCTTTATAAGTCCGATGGCGTCTAGGGTTGCCGTGTATCCCATCATCAAGGAGTTCAGCGCCTCGCCCGCCTTCTGCCAGAAGTCCGCAATTTTGTAGGAGGTGCTGCGGTAGGTGTCGATAATGCGCTTGGCTTCCGCAAGCGTAACTTCAACGCCCGCTTGGGTTTTAAGGAAGCCTTGTAGCTTAACGTGACCGACCCCGTAACCAGCGCCAAGAACAACCGTTTTGCCAACTTGTCGCTGTGTTTTGTCGACGCTGCCAAGCGCGATACCGTAAATTTTCGTCGCCATGAGTTTGTAAACATCTTGCTTGTCCCTAAACGCCTGCACCAAGTCATCCTGCCCCGCCAGCCACGCCAACACCCGCGCTTCGATCTGTGCGGAGTCGCAGTCAATCACCACGTAACCTTCAGGGGCCATGATGGCTTTCTTGATCTTGCCTGCGTTCGCGCCGCGTGACGGCAGGTTCTGCAAGTTTACGGAGTCTTGACCAGACCAACGACCAGAATGAGCGCCGTAGTAACGCAGAGGAACCGGAAACTTGCCACGACCAGCCATTCCAATAAAACGCTCAGTGCGAGTCTCCTCCAGCGTTGTCTTATTTCCCAGCCTTGCGGCGACAAGGGCTTGTACTCGTGGGTCATGATGCTCCTCCAGCGCTTTAAACGCTTCGTCTGTTTTAGCGAACGCCCACGCCCGTTTGCCGGTGGTCGGGCTAATCTTGATTGGTGGGTCGATGCCCAATGACTCCAGCACCTTGGCAAACTTGTCGTTGGACATAAGCAGCTTTTTGAGCCCGTCATTATCCAACTCCCACATGCTCTGGCGAACTTCCAGATCAGAGTCGGTGGACAGCATGGCCCGCACGGAATACATCAGCGCCTGCTTGAGGTCTCTAACTTCTTCCAAATGGTCGCGCAGCTTTTCGGGGTCCAGCTCCAGCACCGGCTCAATGAACATGCGCAGTGTCAGGTCGATCAGCTTCAGCTCTTGCTTTGGGAAACCTGCGTTCATGTACATCATGAAGATGCTGTACGTCAGCTCCACGTCGTTGATGCAGTAAGAGGCGTACCGTGCCAGCTCCGCATCGTAAAAATCTGCGTAGCGCTTGCCAATGGCGTTCAGCACCTCGTCCCCCTTGACACCCACTCCCATGCGTTCTGCTTGGGCTTTGAGGCCGTGAGCGCGGTCGTGTGGGTACAGTGCGCGGGACATGCCAAGTGTGTCTGCCCACACCATTGGCTTCACGCCGTAGCGCCAATCAAGAATCGCACCGTCAAAGGCCGTGTTCTGGCACACCACCATTGCGTCCGACCAGTCGAAAGACTTGAGGAACGCCTCGCACTCAGGCTTTGGCACCCACTGGGTAGGGCCGTCGTTGGTCTTGATGGCAAACCCAATCAGTTCAAACTGCGGCGACCGCACGTAGTCCTCGGTCGTGATCTTGCTTAGGCTGTACTCGCGGTCGTAGTACGTCTCCGCATCGAACGTGACGATTTTCATTTAGGTTCCGGTTTCTGTGGAGTCCACTTTAGATTGGTCTTTTTGGCATAGCGTTCACGGCGCTTTAGGAGCGCGTTTAACCGGCGCTCCTCCTGCGGTGTCGTCTTCGGTGAGTGTTCTTGCAAAAAGCTGGTAATTGGATCGGGGGTGTTCGGCTTCAAGGATGAACTCCAGTTGGTTGAGGTTCGCTTCGTTGATGACCAGCGCAAGCCCGCCAGCCTCGTCAATTCTTTTAAGGTTAAGAGTTTGCAAGTCGGTTGGCTTGTTCTTGCCAGCCTTGGCTTCGATGCCAATGAACCGTCCGTTGAGGCACGCCAGAATATCCGGTGTGCCGTTGTTGGCAGAGATGCCGCCAATATAGTTGACTGCGTAAGCCCCATGCGCCTTGAGCAGTGCGTGGATTTTTTTCTTTACAAGACTCTCTTTTGTGGCAGCCATATATCAAATACTCCTTGGTGGTCAGTGTTAAGTTTTCGCATCCAGTAGGCTAAAACCCCTCTGGACTTGCCGAGAAGCGTGAGTGCGTCGGCCAATACCATGCGCTCACCCCCTAGTGTTACGTGTACAGTAGCGCGGGTGTTCCGCGCCTGCTGCGCTCGGGTTGCCCACCGGCAGTTTGCCGCTGAGTACCCTTTGTCGTTGTTTTTCCGGTCAAGCGACATGCCCTCCGGAGGGTCGCCCATATCAGCGTAGAAATTTTCAAACGCTCTCCAACGTCGACACACCGTGATACCTCTCCCGCCATACCGGGGATACCCCCGATCGCGGGGGTTGCCGCAGCGCTGAAGCATGGCGGCCCATATGGAGTACACCCGGCTTCTCCGAGCGCCCCCGCGAGCCAACCCGTGTGTAATTCGCGAGCCCTCTCTACTCAAACAGCCGCAAGACTGCACTCTCCCAGACCGGAGGTCGTAGGCATACGCGGTGGCGGACCCGCCGCAGTCACATGTACATATCCACCGTATATTTTGCTTCCTACAAACCCCACCTTCAGATACAACAGTGAGTCGTGCAAACCGCTGCCCAATCAGGTTATTTTTACGCATACAAACTCCAGACAGTACTGATATGTCGGGAGTATATCAGGCGTTGCCATGACGGGTCTCCAGCTCGATCAGCAGCTCAATGTAGTGCTTGGCTTTCTCCAAGTCTTTGATGCCGTTCTTGCTGCGCCAGCGGGTCACGTACTTGATGACGTTACCCTCGAAGTAGCCGATGTTGTTGGCATGGATGTATTCAACGGGCTGGATGGCCAGCTTTTTGTAGTGGTCGCCAGCAACTTGCACGTCGAGGGCGGTGGTTTTTAAATCAGGAAACATTTCGATTTGCGTCATGGGATTCTTTCAAAAATGGAATGGTGCCATAAACAACGCGGAAGGGCCACGTTGGATCATATTTTGGCGGTGAGGTTGACAAACTTTTTGTCCCGCCCGTAGGGCTTTCTTGTGCTGGGGGTTTGGCTGTGGGTGTAGATGCTTCCATTGGAGTTTAAGTCCTTTGATCGAGCGTTGGCAGCTTGGGGTTTCGGGGTTGTGGTGGCAGCGCTGGTGCGCCAGTTGAACGCATTGTTCATCGACTTTGGGGTGCCATCGGGCCATTTGTGCATAGGGGTTCCTCGTAAAACAAAACATTCGCGGCTCGCATCGTACCGGACAAGATCAAGTACTTGCATGGGTTTTCTCCACAATGTGCCGCATCTTTTTCAGGCGTAGGGTTTCCATCACGTCGTTCATAGCAGTCTCCAGTTCTTTGACAGTTACCGCCTCCAGTTGGGCGGTGTGAATTTCCATGCCAAGGTTCAGTGCTTTGAGTTCTTCACCCTTCACAATGAACCGCATGTCGTTGGCTGCGCCCCGACGAGCCAGCGTAAGCAGGGCGTCCTGCGCCGCACGAATTTCTGCGGCCCAGTCGTTGCCTATCCCCCGGTTGGATAGGGCTTCAGCAACGTTCATAGCGTCAATCAGCGCATCAATTTCTCGGCGTGTGGCTTGCCCTCTGCGCAACGAATCCATTGCATCGTAGTTGCGGATTTTCAACGTAGTGCCCGCACTGATTGCATCGACTTTCTTCATGCCCGCTTGCACCCATGTCATGGTGTCCGGGATGATTTGTTTGGGTCGGTACTTACTGCGCTTACGCACCGTTCTTCTCCTTCAGTTTGGCTTCGACTTCACGGACAAGCATCAAATCGTTCTTCCCAACGCCTTGATAAATATCGTCGATCTCCTCATCCGTCAGCCCAACCCAAGGGCGCTGTGCGTCAGCACGGACAAGCTCGGCAAAGCGTTCAAGCTCCTTTACGGCGCACCATTGGGTGACCCAAGCCGGTTGCGGCATTTGTTTTGGCGTTATTCCCGCTTCAATTGCCATTTCAATTACGGTTTTCATGCCATCCACCCCAATCCAATTGAAGCCGCCACAATCAAAATGGCGCAGCTTCCGATTAGGGCAAACTTCTTTGGCATATGCGGAGCAAGCCAGACGCAAGCCGCCAGCACAAGGAATTGTTCGTTAGTCATGTGTTGCTCCTTGCTCGTATGGTGGCGGCGCAGTTCGCAGCAGTAGGCCAATCGCTGTCTTTGTCGGCCTCATCACACACCTTTGCACACGCCTCACGCTCGGCCTTAACCGCAGCGCACCAGCCCTCCCACGCCCAATAAGCAGGTGTGCCATCTACAAAATTATTACCTTCAGTTGTCAGGTCGTCTTCATCCCACCACTTGTTAAATTCTTTGTTCATGTGTTGCCCCTTGCTCGGATGGCTCCAGCGCATTCGGCTGGTTGCATACCAACATCCCGCGCTTGAAACACATCACAAATCTTTGCACACTCCTCACGCTCGTCAGCCACAGCTTTTTCCACCAGCACCTTGATGTTGTGGTCAATAGCCTCTAGAACTAGCTTTGCGGCCTTGTCAACAGGTATATCAGGGTTGGCCCAGATGCCCTCTTTAGACAGGCGCAGGACTTCGGTAGAGTTGTCGGCGTGAGTCCCAAAAAAACAAATGTTTCCTGTTGGTTGTGTGCCAATTCCAAGATTTCCTGCGCTATGTAGGCTCATGTCAACCTCCTCCCACTCAATCACTTCTTGCCCGTTTTTGATGACTTTGTTCATTTTGATCTCTCCTGCAAATGGATATGTCATTTCGTCACCTGCCTTATTGCTGTTTCAATCAAACCTGAAATCTCTATCCACTCCGCTGCTGTAAACAGGCTCATGTGGAAGTCGCCGATCTGCGCCTCATCTGGCGCGGCCTCTTTGGTGTCTGGTGCTGACACGGTTGTGATGTGCAAACCGTCCATCTCAATCGTGACCTCACTGACTCGTGCGTGAAATGTGTTCATGTGTTGCTCCTTGCTCGGATGGCGGCGCGAACAGATGCCGCGCCCTCACGCCACCCTTTGTCAAAACAAAACTGCTGCTCATCCAATAGCCTTCCGCGACCAACAGCTTTCAATTCTCTTGGCTTTCCAGCTTTTGTTTTTGCACACGCCTCACGCTCGTCAGCACGGACAAGCTCGGCAAAGCGTTCAAGTCCTCGCGCATATACCGGCCCACCTACCAAACCAGCCTCCCGCGCCATTTCAATTACGGTCTTCATGTGTTCTCCTTGATTCCAGCTTCCAGCTTGACTAGCTCACGCAGCTCTGCAATTAGTTTCATGTATTTGATGGCTTGCTTGTTGCCCTGCAACTCTGCCCCAACGATTGCGTTTGCTTGGATGAAGTGAAGGTCCATCAAGAATTTATTCATGTCGTGCCAGTCTTGTGTTGTCATGATGCGTACCCCGTTACCAATACATGGTTCTTTGCCTCTTCCAAAGCGCCGACCAACTCAAGTCGGTTCTCGACCTTGGAGCATTTGATTTTGAATTGCCCCGTCCCCCGGTGGAACATCAGCACAATGACAGCATCAGGCTCCTCGTCAGCGGCCTCGTTCAGTGTGGCCTTGGCCGCTACTTTGTACTCATCAAATGTCAGTGATTTCAGTTTGCTCATTTAGTTTCTCCTCTTGCTCGGATAGTTGCGGCTTTACTACGAACATATGCGATTGCGGTGCTCGGCTCCATCTCTCGCTCCATATCTTCTGCCATTTCATCCAACACCTTCGCACACGCCTCACGCTCGTCAGCACGGACAAGCTCGGCAAAGCGTTCAAGTTCTTCAGTACAGATTACCGATTCCCAACTAAGTTCAACACCAGAGTAATCAAATCCTGCCTCTTGTGCCATTTCAATTACGGTCTTCATGTGTTCTTGCTCCTCAATGCGGCTTCAATGGCTCGGGCAAACGGCTGTACAACGTCACGAAAATCGCTTGCCTCCACTCGCTTCCAAACTTCTTCAACCTCCTTATGCGTCAGCCCAACCCAAGGGCGCTGTGCTGGCTGCTGGGATGGTGTGCCAATCCCTACGTCACCAGTTACAGGGTCAATCCGCATCCTGCCATTGGTGGCCTGATTGATGTGATCCGCAATGCCTTTGTACGGCTGTGCTGGCTGCTCTGCCAGTGCTTCTCGCAGGGCGTTAACCAAGAGCGCTGTCGTTTGCACATCCACAGGGACAATAGCTCCCGGCTTTAAATACTTCATTACTTCTTCGCTCATGCTGTCACCTCGCGCATCTCCCAACCCATCTGGAAATAGTTCCAGCGGGTTTGCATGTTTGGGTTGACGTACCGACCCTTGACCATCTGGAAGTCAGCGTGGCCTTTGGTGCGCATGATGGCCTCAAATACTTTTTGTGCTTGTGTCATACCCCACCACCTTTCTTCTTACAGGGCCAGCGATCCGACAGTGCGCCTTGCACAAAAATGTCAGCAGACAAGTGGCGCTCAGAGGGCACACGCTCCAGCAACTGCTTCACCATGTCGGACATTTGACCCAGCGTTACCGTGTTGGGCGGTACGCATATCGTGACCCCTGACTGCGAGTCATGGACTCCAGCGATGTAACCGTTTGCAATGGTCGGGTTGCTAGTTAAGCGTGTGTACAAGTCTTGGCCCGAGTACATCACCGATTGCGCTTGCGCAGTGCCGCACAACATCGCGGCACTGAGGATTAGTTTTTTCATGTCAGGCCCCAAACATTTTGCGCAGCTCGTCGTACACAGCCATAGCTTGACGCACGTTCAGACGATCAATCACTGACTCAACCGACCACTCTGCTGGCGCTGGGGCAGGTCTTACGGGCGGCAAAGGCAAAGGCTCAGGAGGAGCCCACTTGGGTCTTGGTGCCACTTTCGTTTTGACCGCTCGTTTCGAGTTTACTAATTTGGACAGCGCAGGCTTGAGCGGTGTGTACTCCTGCTGATTGGTAAACAACTCGTTGCCCACCTCGCGCACAAGGCGCTGGCGAATCATCTGGCCGATGAGCGACGATACTGAGCTTGCGTTGAGCCCCTGACCGGACAGCGCATCAACTGCCGTAGCCCGCGTTTTGCCGGGGTTGTCTCGAAGATACTCGAACGTAGCCCGTGTTACGTTGGTGGTCACGTTGTGGTGCGTTGGTTGCGTTGGTTGCGTTGGTTGCGATGTCATAGTAGTAGGCTCCTCGTCGGTGTTCCATTGGTTGATGACTTTGGTGAGTTCGGTTTTGAGGTCAGGCATAAAAGTTTTAATGTTAAAAGTTTTGATAATCGTTGAGGACAGCTTCGAGATCAGGCGCTGTCCAGCCTGCGGGCTTGAGGATTTTTCCATCCTCGCGTTTGAGCACAACCCCTGTGCGGGGGTCGATCTTGGCCATGTTGGAGCGCACCACTTCATCCCACCCTGCAAGCATGGGCCAGCCGCGTGACAGGCCGTAGCCAATCAGCACCACCAGCAAGTCCAGCACAGCGTCGAACTCCTCCACTTCATCATTGGCTATCTCTGCCTGCTCCAACTCGTCAAGCTCCTCACCGATCAGCTCGTGGTACATGGCCGCTTGCGCGGGGTTCGCTTCGGTCGTTGTCTGCCCACACGCACGCATGAAGATCGCTTGGTCGTGGAACACGGACAGCGGTTGCTGCCGCATCTCAAGGCGCTCACTCAAGGCTTTGATGAGCCCGCTTTGTCCATCCGCTTGTCGAATGAGTTCGTCGTCAGATAAATTTTCGTATCGCATACATGTTCCTTAGATGGTGTTGAAAGTGTGGTGAACCCGCTTAGCGCGTATGTACGCATCGCAAGCGTCTTCTGGGGTGTCAAACATCCCTAAGTGGATGAATTTTTTATTCACGTGGATATACGCTTGCCAGCGTCCACGCGAGTTGCGCACCCCGAGGTAGGGGTTGGCTCCCTGCGGGGTACGTTTGTTTTGCAGATTTTCCGCCGCTGTTGCGAGTCGGAGGTTGGTCAGGCGGTTATCGGCTCGGTCGCCGTTAATGTGGTCGATCTGGTGGGGTGGCCAGTATCCGTGCGTGTAGCACCATGCAATGCGGTGCGCCATGATGCGCTCGCCGTCTACCCCAATCCACTCGTAGCCTTTGGCATGTGGGCGTCCCGCACGAGACCCAGCCTTGGTGCTGCGCCCCTTGCGGCCAATACGCCACGTAAAGATACCCGTTGTTGGATCGTAGGTGAGAAGCTCGCGCAGACGAGTAGAATTCAGCTCGCTCATGATGTCATGCCTTTACATGATGGTTTGGGAAGTGGCCCCACAGACTTGCCGGTTTGTGGGGCTGCGATTATTGTAGATCATGTGAGTTCCAAAAAAGTTAATAAGTTGTTGTCAAGGTCAGTGGTGAACCACACGATGGCATCGGGCGGCGGAGCGTTCACTTTTTTAAGGTGCCCGCCCACCACGGCGGTGGTAAGGATGCGCTCAAGCCAATCAGGTCGAGCGGCGATCTCTCCGCGCCACGAAGCCTCATTGCCGTCTTGCCAGCACTTGAGGTGATACATACCGCAACGCTCCTCGTAGCGATACTCGCGGATGTTAGGTTGTTGCATCATGGTGGTGAACTGTCCGTGTTTCCATTGTCGCCAGCGATCCGCATCAACCCAGTCAGGAAGCGTCTTCCGCTTCGGGCTCGTCGCCCCAGTCAAAAGCGTCGAGGATCGCGTCAACTTTTTGCTTGGTTTGGACTCGGGTGCTGTGCTCATCGCGCAATTCTTTCGGTGTGATGCCTGACAATACTTCCTCTAACTTACGCCGTGCTGACTCAAGCTGAGGGTCTTTGGTGATGTTCATAACGGTGAGCAGATCGCACAGCTCAACCGCACCTGTGACGGTGGTGTCATGGAACACTTTCTTTTTGCCGTCCTCGTCCACGGTCAGCCGGTCAGACAAGCGCAGCAGGGCATCGTGCAGCCTGTCCCATGCGTCACGGTTAGCCTGACCCAGCTTCTCCTCAAGGCGGCGCTCATACTGCTCGACCAAGCCGCGCTGTACGCTGGTCTCCACATCCAACCGGAAGTCCCCTGCGGTGGGCAGTGGTGTGAAGCTCGACTCCATGCGAAACCGGAGTGCTACCTGTGCGCGAGACAGATACTCTTTGCGGTCGAACAGCGTACCCAACTGAAACGCAGCGGCAGCCACCAGCGTGTCGTACTTGTCAAGGAACGCATCGACCAGCATGTCGAACTCAGCCTTGTAGCGGTTCATGATCTGCTGATAGTCCAGCAAGGAGGCAGTAGGCAGGAGCCTTGCACCTTGGTCATTCCACGGCAGCGTCACGCGGTAGTGTTCGGCACGGGCACGGGCTTGGAACTTGGTCAGTGCGTCCAGCTCCTTGCACTCAGCAAAGAGGTTCTTGTAGACCGATGCAGCTTTCTTGGAGCCTGAGCCCTTGGCTGTTGTGACCTCGCCTTGCGTGGCCTTGTCTTGCTTGCGCCCTGAGTACACCGAGATGTGCAGGTCAACAAGCATGGCGGCACGAGCTACGCCTGCAATGGTGGAGG